GGACAAAACATTTTTGAGACGAGAAAAGGAGAACTTTCAAGTAGAATTTGTTTGCTTTCTTTGGTCAAGGAAATTTTTTCATCGAAAAAGGGAACTTAACTGTGGAATTTATTGTATAACTGATAAAGATATTTTTGGAGAATTAAAATGAGTAAACTTATTTTTGAACGAGGAGACGAAGACCGTTATGAGTTGATTGATGACGAACCTCAAAAAATAACATTTGATATTCCAGAGGGATCAACTATTAGCGAATTCAAGTTGGCGTGTAAACGTCTTGCGGCTGCTATTGGTTATCAACGTGAAGCAATAGAAAATGCTTTTGGGAGTGAAACTAATACTCCTGAAGAAATGGCTGCACAGGCTCATATTCGAGAAATATTAAATCAAAAGGCTGTTGATAAATTTTTCGATATACCACCAACTGGGAGTAAAGATTAGTGTTTTTAAAATTTTTTTATATTTATATGTGTTCTTTAAAATATTATCAGGGGCTGACCTGGCTTCGATCATTTGATGAACGTAGATGATTGCAATTCGCTGTGAAGCGTTAAATCCTTGCCTAAAATAACTGGCAATTCTTATGCTCTTGCTGCTTAATCTTTAAGCAGCCGTCATAGTACAAGACTCCGATATTGAACTAATGACGCCGTTTTCGGATAAGTTGAAGCGTCTTTGAAGCTGACGTGGATAACGAAAACTTTATGCTTCAGACCTGTCTATTTTGTTGATTTGATAGACACAAAAAAATTAAATCAACTATAATTGTAGAAGTCGTTTATTGTCGCATTTGAGACTCGGTTTCGATACCGACAGCTCCACTAAAAATTTACCAGCTCCACTATTTATATATAGATAAAGTATAAGGAGCTGGTGAATGAAAACATTAAAATTAAAATGTAAATGTGGTCAACCATTTATTAAAGAATTGAGAGAGTATAATCGTCAAATAAAAAATGGGAGACAAAAAGAAGATTTTTATTGCTCATTAAAATGTTCTGGAAAATATAGTGTAGGTCTCGACTATTTTAAAAAATGGGCGGTTTCATCGGAGAATAAAAAACATTTAAACGGATATTGTAATAATAGATTAGATGAATTCTCTCCATATAAAGAACATTTAAGAAGAGCAAATAGACGTTCTCCTAATAAAAAAACAAATTTAACTCCCGAGTATTTGAAAGAAATTTTCGAAAAACAAAATGGTAAGTGTGTTTATAGTGGTGTTGATTTATTATTAAATGATAATAGTAATCACATTTTTACAGCATCACTTGATAGAATTGATAGTAATAAAGGTTATGAGATTGGTAATGTTCAATGGACTAGTATTGTTATGAATTATGCTAAACAATCTATGTCTCACGAACAAACAAAACAATTTATTAATGAAGTTCGTAAACAAATATAAGTTCGTAAACAAATAGGTTATGAACAAACAAGGTTAAACATAAAGAAAAAAGTTAAATCAAAGCGTCATAGGTGTAATTGGTTGCATACCTGCTTGCCAAGCAGGAGGTAATGGGCTCGCTTCCCATATGACGCTCATTTTTTATGCGAGGGTTGTATAGATATAGGATGTTCAATTAATTTTAGGAGAGAATTATGAAGTTGTTTGCCAAAACAAAATACAATGTTTTGTCTGGGATATTTTTTGTAAAAGCATGGTGTAAAAATTTGACAAAGGTAAGCATAATGGAATTTGTCATTGGTATTTTTGTAATAGGTTTTCTTGGTGCAATGTTTTATTCACAAACCGTTAAATGGGAAGTCTATAAACAAGAAAGAAAAATAGAGTTTTTAAATGAAGGTATAGTGGAGTTAAATTATGGTGTTAATCAACGAGATTCATTAATTTTAGATTATAAAAGTAGACAAAAATTAACAAATTTATTTGTTAGGGAAATGTTTTCAAGTAATTATTATATTAATAGTTTGACCGGTTATCATCCTACTGTTGAACAATGTGATAGAACGCCTGATATTACAGCAGACGGAACAAAGTTTGATATTAATAAGGCTGGTGAATATAATTATGTCGCGTTGAGCCGAGATTTATTGGCTCATTTTAATAAGCGTGGAGCCGACATACAATTTAGTGATTATGTTCTTATTAAGGGCACTCCTAATGGTGCTCAAGATGGTATTTATCAGGTTCGTGATACGATGAATAAACGACACACTGAATGGATTGATATATTATTAACTCCTGGAGAAAAGTCCTTTTATTATCGTAATATTTTAATGCATAAAATCACTGATGAAAGATATGTTTCTATTCTTCAGGAAATTTATGGAAGTTATCCTGAACAACAACCAATAGCAATGGTTGAACCGGAAGTACAATAAAAATTATTTTTCTCTTGACTTTTATTATTTTATTTGGAACTTTAATTAGTTATTATAGTATAATAAATATATTAAAGACCGCCTTGAATTACTTTATTTTATTTATATAGTTATATTATGAGGAGACTGCATGATAGATGAAAAACAAATTGAACAAAATTGGAATAATTTAATTACTTTTATAGAAAATAATTTTGATGGAGAACGAGAAAAACTATTACTTGAATTATATAATACATATGCGGACAGAATTGGAACTTCTCCAGCCTCTAATCGAATTAATTATCATTCATGTTATACTGGTGGTTATGTTTGTCATGTATTAAATGTAATTAAATGTGCTGACAAGGTATCTAAACTTTGGATGAGTCTTGGTGGTTCTGAAACTTATACTGAAGAAGAACTTAATTTTTGTGCTCTTAATCATGATTTAGGTAAAGTTGGAAATCTTGAGTATGATTATTATGTTCAAACTGATGAACAGTGGAAAATTAAACGTGGTCAGTTGTATGATTTTCATCCCAAATTACAGTATATGGCTATTCCAGATAGGTCTATATTTTGGTTACAACAATTTGGTATTAAAATAACACAAAATGAATATCTTGGAATTAAACTTCATGACGGGCTTTACGACGAAGGAAGCAAGTCATATTATATTACATATGATCCACGATTCGGTATGAGAACAATGTTGCCATATATTATGCACTGGGGTGATATGATGGCTTTTAAACTCGAACATGAAGAGTGGTTAGGAACATCTGACGGAATTAATTTTATGAATAGTGGAGGAAGTAATTTAGGAGGAATTTCATTTCCAAAGAAAAAGGAAAAAATAACACTTGAACCGAGCGTCGACGTATCCGGGTCTGACGTGGCTAAATTTGAAGATTTATTTGGAGATGCACTTAACTTTAAACTTTAAAATAAAGAGAATGACAATGATTGAAACCTTAATTGTAATTATATTAATAATAATAATAATAGTTCAAAGTATTATCATACGGCGAAAAATGGTTCAACATGATAAGTATGATAAAATACTTGACACATATGAGACATGGATTGAAAATTTTGCTTTAACTGTTGAGGCAATAGATGATGAACTTAATAAAATAGATGACGATGGAACATTTCGTTCTGATGACGAAGTAGGTTTCTTTTTTCAAGCAATTTTCTCAATTTTAAAACGATTATCTGATTATGGTTTAGTAGATGAACCTGAACAACTACCGGGAGAAATAAATGAACAAAAAACGGAAAATGTATTTTACGAAGGAAGCAGAGAACGCAATCGTAGAATACAACGAGTCAGAAAACTCGACGTTGAGATCGAAGATATACAGAAAAAGAATAGAAAGACCGATTAATAAATTAGTAGAAAACATAATAAACAGATTTAAATTTCCATATTTTCAAGAAACCACAAGAGATTTACAGGCAGAAGTAGTCTCTTTTTTAGTTTTAAATATGGCTAAATATGACCAACGTAAAGGAAAAGCATTTTCATATTTTTCTATTTTAGCAAAGAATCATTTAATTTTAAATAATACAGATATATATAAGCGCTTAAAGGTTCAACAAAGAATTGATACTGGCGAAAGCGAACAAGTATTTGATATTATTGATGAAGATCAAAATCATAAATTTAATGATGATATTCCTGAATTTGTAGTTATGATGGTTAGTTATTGGGAAAATAATTTATCTTATATATTTACTAAAACTCAAGAAATAATGATAGCCGATGCTATTATTACTTTATTTAGGCGTTCTCAATCAATTGAAAATTTTAATAAAAAGGCTCTTTATTTGATGATTCGTGAGATGACAGGATTACGAACTCAATATATTACTGCTGTGGTTAATAAAATGAGAAATCATGTTACTGTTTTACAGACACAGTATAATAATGATGGATATTTTAATGTAGACGAATCTATTGAAGATTTTATGTGACCTGATGCTCTAATGGTTACACGACGGGCTATCAAATGGTTCATTTGAATATAAAGGTTGTTTCCTTAATCGGAAATGACCTTTTTTTATTTTATATATTTATAAATGAAAAGGTATATCAATCATGGAGATTATTATGGACGACAAAAAAAATTATGAAATATTTAATGGAAAGACTCTTTCTGGTTTATTTAATGACATTTATAAAAATTCTGATACTACTGGAAAACAAGTTGAAAATCTTATTATCCAATTAAAGAAATTTGTAACTAGTCTTGAATCAGCAACTGTTATTGTTCCTCTTATTAGAGAATATCTTGATGTAAAGGTAAAAAGTGATGAGCATTTAGTTAAGTTGTCTGATACAGTACAACGATTATTGCGTTCTGACAAAACGACTGGAGAAGAAGGATTACTTATAACTGAAGATGAAAAGAAACGATTACTTGAAGATGTTCCGACATATGAAGAAATTAGAAGGAAAGAAGAACTTCGTATAAAAAATTTAGATAAACAAGTTGAAATAATCAAAGAAGAATTAACTGAAAAAATGAAAGAGGAAAATACTGAAGATGGCGTATAAAATAGATAAAAATAAAGGTGGGGCGAGATACGCTAATAGACAAATTGGATTAACCACTCAAGATAAAAATCCTGCTCGTGAAATTGGAGCACCGAATTATGAATTTTATGAACTTGAACCAGCAGAAGTTATTGATATTATTTTAGATGATACTCATCCTGATTTTCAGACGTATGAAGATATTGGAAAAGCAAAAATTCGTTATATTCATAGTGAAGTAGGGAAAGATGAAGCGTTATTGGCTTGGGCTAAACCAATAGATTCTAACATTAAAACATTTCCGCTTAAGCATGAAATTGTTGTTGGAATAATATTATTTTCAGATTTTTATTATACACAAAAGCTTAACATATTTAACAACCCAAATGAAAATTCTTATCCCGGAGCAAGTTTGCCAGATTTGTCGCGGGCATATAAGTCTAAACGAAAAGCGAATGAATATGAGGATATTTCTAATTCTGGTTCTCCAAATAAACAAACAATTATTGGAGATGTTAAACTTGGAAACTCGTTTAAAAAAAGTGATATTAAACCAATGCTCCCAAAAGAAGGAGACATTATAATAGAAGGTAGATTTGGACAGTCAATTAGGCTTGGTTCTAATTCTGAAACCCAATTACCAAATTTTAAATTACGGGTTGGACAACCTGACCAGGTTCCTGATCAAGCTCTTCAAGTTATAGAAGAAGATATAAACAACGACCCCAACTCAATTTGGATTAGTTCTGCTGATGAAAAAATAGAATTAAATCCCGCGACAATTAATTCAAATGTTCATTTAAAATTTTATAATAAAACAAATGAATTTATTGGTAATCAAATATTTATTAATAGTGATAGAATTGTTTTAAATACAAAACAAAACGAAATTATGGGGTTCGCTAAAAAAGCAATTAATTTGGTTACTGAAGGTATATTTACAGTTGATTCTGTTGATAGAATGGTTTTAAATACAAATTCAAAGATTGTATTAAATAGTCCTGAAATTTATTTGGGTAACGATAGTGCTACTGAACCTATTGTTTTGGGAGAAACTTTGAAAAATTTATTGGAACATTTAATAGATTTGTTAGCTAACCATACACATTTAACACCAACAGGTATAGCTGCCCCAATGGTTGAGAGTGGATTATTGTTTCAGTGGAAAAGTAAAATAAGCAGCACGTTATCAAGAAGAAATTTTAGTTTGTAAAATTGAAAGGAATTTTATTATGACAAAAAAAGATTTACAAGCATTGATTAGCGAATCAGTCAAGGCTGTAATTATTAAAGAAATAAAACCTTTAATAAAAACGACAATTAGACAGGAATTTAATAAAATTCTTGAAGAGGCTGGA